CTAACTTTCGGTGCAGAGAAATACGAACGTGACAACTGGCAACGTGTGCCAGATTCCAAACGTAGATACTTTGATGCAATGCAGAGACATCTGTGGACATGGAAAGAGGGAGAACAAAACGATCCCGAGACTGGCAAGAACCATCTAGCACATGCAATGTGTTGCTTAATGTTCTTGTATGAGCATGATGTGAAATACTCTTTGGAGAAATAATGATTAAGTTGTGGTTATTGTTCGCTATTATTTTTGCTGCATTCTATTTCGCAATCCCTGCATTCAGAAACATGAAGGGTAAGGAAAAATGGGATGTCGTCAAGAATGTTCTGTATAGTTTCCTTTGTTCGGCACTGGCAGTCGGTGTTATGGTTTTACTTGTGTTTTTATTTTAAGGATTTGATATGAAAAATGTTTTTAAAGTTTCTGCCATCGTTGCAGCTTTGTCTTTGGTTACTGGTTGTACTCGTATCGAAACTGGTGAAGTTGGTCTGCGTGTTGGTTTTGACAAACAGGTCAGCACTGGTGAGTTGCTTCCTGGTTCCTTTAACCAAACGCTAATTGGTAGCGTTATGACTTTCCCCATTAAGGAAGTTGCTGTTAAGGTTGATGACATTACACCACAGGCTAAAGACAATTCAACCATGAAGGACTTTGACCTGACTGTTATTTACAACATTAACCAAGCACAGGTCGCTGAGATCTACAATGCAAAGAACAAGTCATTCCATGCTACGTTCAATGGTGATACGTATCTGATGTATAACTACATCTTCAATGCAACACGTAACGCTACTTACAAAGCAGCACGTAAGTATGAAGCATTGGACATGGGTGACAATCGCACATCAATGGAACAGGAAATTAAAGAGACTGTTGCCAAGACACTTGCTGATGAGAAGTTAGATGGCACTATCGTCATTACTCAGGTTTTGATTCGTAGTATTATTCCAGCAGACTCTGTTGTGCAATCAGCCAACGAATTGGTCAAAGCCAAGAACGAATTCAAGACTGAAGAAGTTAAAGTTGCAACTGCCAAGAAGCGTAACGAATCAATGCAAGCCAACCCAATGGCAATTCCACTGTTGAAGGCAGAAGCCGAAGCAGAAGCCATGCGTAAGTTGCCAGACGCTATTGCTGCCTTCAAAGGTCAGACACTGGTTATCAATGGTGTTGTAACTCCAACAGTGCAAACTAACGCAAAATAAATTTGCTTCCAAAGCGAAATTAGAGTATAATGATTATACATATTATGATAAACCCTTTTAGGAGAAACAATGAAATTATCTAAAGAAACACTGGGACTGTTGAAAAACTTTTCAGGCATTAACAGCAATCTAGTTCTACGTGACACTGGTAAGCTGACCACAATCTCTGCTCAGAAAAACATTATGGCATCTGCCAATGTATCTGAAGCATTCCCTGCTGAGTTCGGTATCTATGACCTGAACGAATTCCTTGGTGCAATGTCGTTGTTCACCGATCCTGACTTGGTGTTCTCTGAGAAGTTTGTCACTGTTAAAGAAGGTGGCAACAGTATTAAGTATTACGCAGCAGACAAGTCTGTGCTTGCGTATCCGCAGAAAGAAATCTCTTTCCCAGAAAGCGATGTTGACTTTACTTTGACCAGTGCCACATTGGCAATGATTAGTCGCACTGCTTCTGTGTTGCGTGCACCAGATCTTTCTATCATCGGTAAAGATGGTAAGATTACTTTGACTGTTGGTGATCGTAAGAATGCCACTGCCAATACCTACGACATTGAAGTTGGATCAGCCGATACATCCTTTGATGTTGCCATGAAGGTAGAAAACTTAAAGATGATTCCTGCTGACTACGCAGTGTCGATCTCCAGCAAGAAGATTTCTCGTTTCAAGAATGGTGACACAGTTTACTATGTTGCTGTTGAAGCTGACTCTTCATTCGAGTAAACCATGAGTGATCGTAGAAAATTCCTACGGAATGGTGGGCTGCTTGGTGCTTTTGCTTTGGGTGCTGCCACACCTGTATTGGCAGAGAAGATTCGTGAGACTCAAGTACCTGCTCCACTTGCTGGCGTTGATCCAAACATCATTAAGCAAATTGAAGAAGTCTGTCCAGCAAATGTAACCTTTTGTTCTACATACGGAGAGATTGCACCACCTCCGCCACCTCCACCTCCACCGCAATTCACTGGTTCTTCTTTCTATACTGTTGGAAGTGTAACTGGAAGTTCTTACAATGAAGTAATGCGTATTGACTCAAGTGGTAATTTGGGTATTGGTGGTAGCAGCAAACGATTTGTTCCTGGAACTGAGAAGCAGGTAAGTGTTAAGATGGTTCCTGGACCTGATGGTGAGTTATATATTAATGTGAATGGGCAGTGGAAGCGAGTGTTGACTGCTTAACTTTTTTGAGGTATACTATATTATGAAAAGAAATCAGATAATTTCTCCGAGGGTAAGCAGAAAAGTTTTACCGAGAGAAGAACTTTATACATTCGACATCGAGACGCAAAAGATGATTAAGAAAGTCATCTGGTGTGAGCATCACAAAAAGTATGAATGGATAAATGACTTTTATACTGAGAGTGAGCAAAGAGCTAAACACCCTTACGATGTTCGCAATATGTGTATAGAAGCATGGGATCAAGTTGAGGGCAAGGTCAAACCAACCAAAGAATCAATGACTCCAATACCTGAATTGTTTTTTATTATGAAGGCTGATCATGAGTGACCAATATTTGTGGGTTGAGAAGTATCGCCCAGCCACGATTGATGAGTGTATTCTTCCTGAGAAGTTGAAACAGACTTTTAAAGAGTACATCGCAACAGGTGAGTTGCCTACCTTTTTGTTCTCAGGAACAGCTGGCGTTGGTAAAACCACAGTGGCTCGTGCATTGTGTAATGAAGTTGGTGCCGATGTTTTGTTTATCAATGGGTCTGATGAAGGTCGTTCCATTGATACATTGCGTACCACTATTAAGGGATTTGCATCAACTGTTTCACTGACTGATGCCAAGAAGGTAGTTATCCTCGATGAGGCAGACTATATGAATGCGCAGTCAGTGCAACCAGCACTGCGTGGGTTCATCGAAGAGTTTTCAAACAACTGTCGTTTCATCTTTACCTGTAACTTCAAGAACAAGATCATTGAGCCATTGCATAGCCGATGCGCAGTGATTGACTTCAAGATTGACAACGCAGAGAAGCCAGCCATTGCTGCAGGTTTCTTTAAACGTGTTACGCAGATTCTTAAGACCGAAGGTGTTGACTATGACACAAAGGTTGTGGTAGAATTAGTCAACAAGCACTTTCCTGATTATCGTCGTATCTTAAATGAGTTGCAACGCTATTCTGTATCTGGTAAGATTGATGCTGGATTGTTGGTCAATATGTCCGATGAATCTTACAAAACTCTTGTTATGAATCTTAAAGAAAAAGACTTTAAGAAAACTCGCCAGTGGATTGCACAGAACTCTGACATTGAAACCAGTTCTCTCTTTGATCATCTGTATGAGAAAGCCAGTGAGTATATGGAACCAGCCAGTATCCCTACGATGGTTCTTTTACTTGCAGATTATCAATACAAAGATGCATTCGTGGCCAATCATGAGCTAAATACTATGGCTGCAATGACAGAGATTATGTTGCAATGTAAGTTTAAGTGAGGACAATATGGATCTACTTTTATCCTTTGTTGCAATATTAGTTTTTGGATTTATGGTTGGTTGGTGGTTTCGTGAATTTGTTGCTAAGATTAAGATCAAACAACTAATAGAATCAGTTGATGTATCCAATGATGTTGTTCGTATTAGACTCGAGCGCATGGATGGTATGATCTACATTTACAATATGGAAACAAATGAATTTATGGCACAGGGCGAAACACGTAATGTGGTCGAGCGAAACCTCAAGAAAAGATTTCCAGATACAGTATTTGCTGCAACTGATGAAAATCTAAGAGAGGTATTTGCAAATGACTCCATTTGATTTCCTCAACGCTATAAATGAAACAAAGAAAGATCTGATCAAGGAGGATCCCAGTAACGAGAAAGAGTATTCTGCATGGATGGTAAATAGGGGACTGTCATATTTCCCTGACACTGTTATGTATGCCAATGAGATGAATCAAAGGCATCAAATTTCCAACAAATGGCAATTTCAGTTTTTGCTAAATAGTATACCGAAGAAGAAGCGATTTTCCAAATGGTTTAAACGTGAGGAAGAAAAGAATCTTAAATTGGTCATGGATTGCTACGGCTACTCCAGTGAAAAAGCGAAACAGGTTCTTGGAATTTTAACTCCAGAACAATTGAAAACCATTGAAGAAAAACAATATACAGGTGGTAGAAAATGACAGTCGAAATGATCTATTATGATTGGAAGCCCGACTCCATGCTCGAAGTGACCTTGCCAGAACCAGACAACTTTTTAAAGGTTCGTGAGACTCTTACCCGCATCGGGATCGCATCCAGAAAAGATAAAAAATTATATCAATCATGCCATATATTACATAAGCAGGGTAGATATTACATCGTTCACTTTAAAGAACTCTTTGCATTGGACGGTAAGGAATCAAACATCACAGCCAACGATGTAGAACGTAGAAATACGATCGCTGGCTTGTTACAAGATTGGGGGCTGCTAAAGATACTTGACGCATCTAAAGCAGACCCAAAAGCATCACTCTCTCAGATCAAAGTGGTTAGCCACAAAGAAAAGGAAGAGTGGGAATTAGTGCCTAAATACAATATTGGCAAAAAGAAGTAAACTAAATCATCTTATATTTTGGAGATAACATGGCTGAACAAGCACAACAAACTATCAAACTCGAACTGACCATTGACGAAGTTAATGCAATTTTGGCATCGTTGGGTAAGCACCCTTTTGAAGCTATTTTCCAGTTGGTTAATAAGATTCAACAGCAGGGTTCGGCTCAGGTTCAGGCAGCAGAAGCTGCAGCAAATGCTGCAACAAGCACTGTAGCCCCACCAGCAGTTTAACTAAATAGTTCTTGTCCCATCGGGATGGGAACGTAAAGGCTCTTCTACCTTAGGAGCGTCTAACGCTGACAGTACGTCAAGCTGTCCCTGTACCACAGTAAGCAGGATCAAACGGCATGCCTTCGGGGTGCTATATTTAACTCGCTTAATAGGAGAAAACTATGTTGAACAATATCAACACATCCATCGACACCTTCCAAAGTGTCAAAACTAAATTCGTTGAGACATACGTCAAAAACGAAGAACTCAAAAAACCCCTCAATACTTTTATCGCTGCACAGTCTTCCTTTGCGAAGAACGTAGCTAAATCGTATAATGATTTCTTCAGTGCATTGGGTATGGCAGCATACACCTTTGATGCGAAGAAAGCATTTGCCAAAGAGTAAGGAGGAGACCATGACACACTTAGCATTATTTGGTCCTGGATTCAAGGACTTTGATCGCTTCTTTGTTGGGTTCGAAGAGCCCATGGCTCGCATGCAAAAGATGCATGAAGACCTGACCAAGAACATTCCAAACTATCCTCCATACAATATCATCAAGCATGATGACAACAACTACACCATTGAGTTGGCTGTGGCTGGTTTCGGGCAGACTGACATTGATATCGAGATGGAAGATGGTAAGTTAGTAGTTCGTGGTAACATTAAAGCCGATGAGACTCCAGAGAACTTCTTGTTCCGTGGAATCGCTAATCGTGCCTTCACTCGTTCCTTTGCTATCGATGACCACATCGAAGTTAAAGACGCTGAGATGTTCAATGGTATGCTTAAGATCTTCTTGGAGCGTTTGATTCCAGAAGAAAAGAAACCAAAGAAAATTCCAGTGAAGTCTCGTAAGGGTAAGGAATTACTACAGGAGAATGCTTATGACAAAGCTGCTGAAAAGCTGTAAGCAAATCCTAATGGGAATTTCTGAGGGTATCCATTCCTTCAAACTCTATAAAAGAGGCAAGGTGAGGTAAAATAAGGAAGTCTTCGGACTTCCTTTTGCTCATAAATAATACTATGAGCAACAAAGCAAGATACTTTCCGAACATGACAACCTTCACCGCAGTGCGTAGAGGGGAGTGGCGTTTCAAGGTATCTGTTTACAATAACAAATTTGTATTAATTGTTGCGCAACACATTTATAACAGTGATACGTTTATAAGATACTTCGATGAGTTTGTACATGCATCGGACTTTATAGACAATCTAGTTGAACAGGATAAAACATGACAGTGAAAATTTTTAAAATGATCAATGGTGAAGTGATCATGGCTGATATCGTTAGTAGCGATTATGGATCTGGTTACTACGT